ACCGGATGGAAAACATGGCACCTCTCGATAATCGAATAAACCCACCTTCTCCCCTCTACAGTCGAAAGTATCTTCCGAAGATCGTTGATACGCTGATCACGGATGATCTTCGCACGCTCCTGATGTTCCTCGTATCCAGCATCATCTGTTACGGAATACTTTCGTCTTTGCTTACTATCGTTCACTGTAATCCTCCAGATGCCCCCATAAGGAGTGCAGACAGTGCATTTTGCCCACTCATATCAGCTTCAGACAATGTCTTGCCTTGTTCGACAATCTGCTGCATCTGCTGCGCTTCTTCAGCCTGCTTTTGCAATCTCATCCGCTCCGCCCTTATCGCATCTCTGACCTTGCGATCACGGAGATATTTCTGCGGAATCTGGATTGCCGAAAGATATGCTTCTCCGACCATATCTGGATCGAGTATATCGGCAACCTCAGGATACATGCCAGCAAGCTGTGCTATGAATGCAGCCCCTTGCTCGATCTTCGACGATTCAATCATCTGCTGTGCCTGTGCGAGTATCGAGACATATTCGATCGTTATCTCCTGCCCTTGCAAATCAGGTGGAGGCGGAGGAAGCAACCCACCACGCATCATGATACCAAAAATTCTATTGATTGCATCATTGAGATATTCATCAGCTCTCTCCAAAGCTGGCGAAAGCATCAACAATTTTTCCTGTTGAATCTCTACAACCTCTCTGGCCGTTTTTTCTGCAGATCCCCCGGAACGTGCCATCAAGGCAAGAAACAAATCCTTGTAATATGCCTGATCCACAAGCTCTCTGAGTTCTGTAATGCTCAACTGAATGCCATTCAGGTCAGGAGCAACCTCGTAAAGAGGAGAAATCTTGCCTGCATTGCCACTCTGCAGATTAGAATAAAACGACAAACCTCCCGGAGCGGCATTAACCATACGATCCATATCCTGGATATGAGCCTGAAGAGGCGGATTGACAGATTTTTCTATACCAACGCCACGATCACGTATCGTTGCATGCAGTTCCTTGCAATCAGGAAGTACCACCCATCCGGGGCCAAATCCGTAATCGTCCCGCCCGGCAACCTCCCACCTGAATGTGGCGAAAGGCTTTTCTTCAAATCCTTTGACTTCCAGGACACCATCATCTTCCGTGGCCGCATCCTCGTAGTACACCGACCGGTACGGCATATTCTTGTTGCTTCCGGACATCTTTATGCGATCGTCATTCGGCTCGATAATGTGGATCACCTTGTACCATTGCTCGGTATCATTCCGATCATAAGCATCCCTGACATTCCGGGACACATTCTTCTTCCCGAACCGGTCCACAAGCTCCCACCCGCGCAACCAGAATGTCCTGTATAAAGTGTTATTCCTCATCGTAAAATCAGATGCCAAGGCATATTCACCTATTGTCAACGTATGAGCGCGAATTACATCATTGAAATCCTCGAGGAAGACAGTAACGCCGGTTCCATAGGTGGGTGCCTGCCCCCACACTCCATATGTACCCTCGTAAAAGTTGCTCTGGCCCATTACATATGTCATACGGAATGTGATCTCATCGAGCCATTCCCTGAACCGTGGATACTTTGCCATATCGGTATCTGGGAGACTGGCCCTCCACCACTGACGAGCCTTGGATGTCATTCCCGACTGAAGGCCTGCAGCGGTCACTCGTGCAGCCATCGTAGGCCAGGATGTCACCATGTTTTCATTACCCAGACGAGGCCTGCCCTCAAATCCAGGGTACAGCGCCTTACCATACTGAGGGAGGACATAACTGCACAAATCCTTCCATATCGGTTCCCAGTATGACCGATTCAGCAACAGTGCCTTATGGCGTTTTCTATACTTTTCAAGGTCAGTCACACCGGGTATCTCTGCCATGACTTATCCCCCCAAAAATTTCCTGAGAACAGTACCAAACCCAAGATTCCCTTGTGATTGCCCAAGATTACTTTGCTCATCCTCCGTCGGCCTTCTTCTACGGTCATTCGAAAGCCATGTTCCATAATATCCTTCACCTTCACCAGCTGTCCCGGAAGCCATATTACTACGGGTCCTTTTATCAACTCTTTCCCATTCCGGATTCTGTGTTTCCTGCGATACTTGAGCAGGTGCAGATGGGGCTTTGGGTGCCGGAGCAGGCTTGGGTGCCGGAGCAGGCTTGGGAGCAGGAGCAGGTTTAGGCGGAGGCGGAGGCGGCGGTGTTGGCGGAGAAGGACTTGGATAACACATGATTTATACCACCTTTATCCGAATGTCTTTCTCAAAACAGTTTTTGGCTGTTTTGTACTTGTACCATACAGGCTCAAACCCTCTTTCTCTTCTTCCTCTGTTTTCGGCCGGTATCTGTCTTTTGACAACCACGTTCCCTCAAATCCCTCTCTGGCAGCGGCACGTCTTCGTTCGGCATCCTCGGCAACAAGGTCCCGCTTGTCAACACGCTGATCGGCAGGCAAAGGACTTGGAGTCGCTACCGGAGTAGGGACCTCAACAATTTGCGGCTGAGCGGGCGGCGACGGATAATCAGGAGTCGAAAAACACATTAACTGCACCTCCCCGTAACATATTTATACATGACAAATTGTCTTATACTGTAGCGTCAGCAGTAGATTCTATGCGGTACGATCGCTCCCTGCCGCCTGAAACAAATTGCCTTTCAGCGCTGGAGCCACGTTTCTTCAGCACAGGATAAGCGAATGTCAATGCCAACGCATCGGCATGGTCCGGACTCGGCAGGTTCCTCAATTGCTTTATCGCCTGCTTGGATTCCAACTTCATCTTACCACTCTGACGATGATAATCGTAATACGGCGTCACCAGATCGTCACGAAGGGTCCTGTCATCAGGGATCGCACCACCCAGCTTCAGCCATTCCTTCATCTCGTACCACATTTCCATGCGCTTGTTCGCCAGCTCCTGTCTACTCGAAGCACTGGAACTCGACACGCCAACCACGATATCACCCAAACCCATTCGACGAAGCTGGTCTATCACTCCAGCCCCCACACCGGTCTGGTCAACGAAGATCTTGTCAGCGTTTCGCTCCTTTGCGAACCTGTGGATGATGTCGGCATACTGGATCGTGTCCACATCCCTTCCCTCCCACAACTTCTCTGAGTACAGACCCTGCCTCAGGAACAAAACGCTCGCATCATCGCCAAAATAACTAACGTCGGCGCCCAGTATCACCGGAGCAAAGTTGTACGCCGTCTCGTTCATGTGGCGGGCGGTGGCGGCATCCACCAGATCGGCAGGAATATACTGCATTATCGACGCGCTCGGGAACTCACCAAGCACACGGACCCTGTACTGGTCACTGTCTTCCCCGTACTCGTCCTTCATCATCTGAATATATTCAGGCTTGACCAGCGGCGAATCGAGACACGAAAATGTAAACCTCTCCCAAACACTCTTCGATGAGTTGAACGCCTCATAAAAATAACCGGTAACCAATGTGGGGTTACCGGTCATAATGACACGGGCGTTCCTCGTCGTCTGCGTACCACGCATGACCTCGAAGACCTCGTCTGGAACCTCAGCAGCCTCGTCTATCAGAAACATGAGGTTCTTCGCGTGGAAGCCCTGCAGCGCCGACGGCTGATCTCTACGAGCCGTTCGAGCTACCATGTAATGCTTCTTGCCACATCCTTCTATGGTTACACGGTCCCTCGTTACGATAGTCGCATCCTTCATGGGACCGGGCATTTTCATTCTCCATGCATCTATCTCGGACCACAGTACGTCGTTCAACTGGTGACCAGACGGAGCCGTACATGGCACCTCTACATCCAGCCTCGTCCACAAAAACCACAACCCAAGCCATGCAAGGGCAGATGATTTCCCTATACCATGCCCTGACTTGACGGCTACATGAGCATCAGGCTTGACCATACTCTTCAACAACATCTTCTGTTGATCTGTCGGCTCGACACCAAATATCTCCCGTACAAAAAGCACCGGATCATTGTGATATTCGGTGAACTTGTCCACCAGACCAGCATCGAATGTCGCCAGATCACTCATCGCGCTTGCCTGTCCTCTCCTCTAGCGCACTGAGAAGCCCCATCGGACTGAAATTCACATTCACCTGATCGACAAAATCACCACTGGCCTTCGCCAAAAGCTCGCTCGCCCTGATCTTGTCCCTGTGGCTCGCTTCCACATCATTCATCACACGTGCCCAAAACCTCTTCCGGGCAGTCTTGGATTGCACTATGGCCTCGGTCTCGGGGTCAGCGGCAGTATCCACAGCATTCAGGAACTCCTCACGAGACAAAAGCTCGATGGCCTTCAATCCCGGAGCCTCGTAACCGACCATTCTGCACGCCTTGCTTACATCAGTGATCCCCGCAGCCACAAGATTGATTACAGCTCTCTCCTGCTCCGTAAATTCAGCCATATCACATTCCACCCCCCCTTACAGAGGCCCATCTTGCACCACACAACATCTACAAACAAGCCAATACTACATAATATCACTACATTATACCTTACATTATCTACCACAATTGAAGTAATGTCAACAAAACAAGACCGGATAGCATACAAACAGTATATATATGCGCTTTTATGCGTAGCGCATACAAACGCGCATATATATCATACCTATGCACACTATATGCGAAAACCCCAGCAATATAGCCGGGGCCTCGCACTACAGTATAACCAACTGGTGGGAACGGGGAAGCATCACACAAAGGAGGAAT